CCGACCAGCGCGATCATCGCCGTCACGAGGAGCATGACGGCAGGGATGGCAGCGGAGATGGCGAGCGTCACCGCGCCCATGACGAGGAGGAAGGTGCCGAGCGCAGCGGCGATGAGCACCAGCGTCTTCGTGAGCTTGGGGTTGCGCTCCGCCCAGTCCGCAACCTTGGCGATGATCGGCGTGATGGTATCAAGCAGGCCACGGAGCGCCGGTATCAGCGCCTTGCCAATCTCGATGAACACGCCCTCGAGCGCGGACTTCATGAGCGTCATCTGCCCGTTGAAGGTGTCGAGCTGCGTTCTGGCGATATCCTCGGCGGTGCCGCCGGCGTTCTCCATCTCCGTGGTCAACTCGCGCAGCCCTTCGCTGCCTTGCTCCAACAGCGCGAGGAGCGCGGGTCCGGCGCGCTGGCCGAAGATGGCCATGGCGTCGGCTGCCGTTAGTCCGTCGCGTTCGAAGTCCTGCATGATCTCGACGAGTGGCCGCATCTTGCCCGTCGAGTCGAGGACCGTCACGCCGTAGCGTTCGAGGAGGGCGCGCGCCTCGTCGGTGGGATTCAGCAGCCGAGTGATGGCGCCGCGCAACGCCGTGCCTGCCAGCGACCCTTGGAAGCCGGCGTTGCCCATCAGCGAGAGCGCAGCGGCAACTTCTTCGAAGTTCAGACCTGCCGCCTTCGCTACGGGGCCGCCCATCTTGAACGCCTCGCCCAGCTGCGAAAGGTCGGTGTTGGCGCTCGTGAACCCCTTCGTGAGCACGTCGACGGCGCGGGTTACATCTTCGGCGGCTATGCCGTAGCCCGCCATGACGTTCGTCACGATGTCGGCGGACTGCCCGAGCTCCAGCTGCCCGGCGGCAGCGAGGTTCAGCACGTCGGGCAGCGCCGCGATAGACTCCCGCGCCTCGAGTCCCGCCATCGACATGAACGCCAAAGCTTCGGCGGACTGGTTCGCCGTGAAGACCGTCGTGCGCCCCATCTCACGCGCGATGGCGTCCAGCGCCGTGAACTGCTCGGTCGTCGCGCCAGAGACGGCCTGCACCTTGGCCATCTCCTGCTCGTAGGACGCGAACGTCTTGACCCCGAGGGCGATGGGCGCAAGCAGCGCTGCGCCCGTGGCGGCCATGGCGACGCCGGCCGTTCGCAGCTTCTGCTTCGTGCGCTTGAGGGTCGACTCGAGCCGCGTCGCGTCCGCGGTTAGGCGGAGCCGCGCTTCACCGAGGAACTCAGGCATGGCGCATTCCTATCTGAGCCATCAGCGCCTCGAACTCCGCGCGGCTGGTCGGTCGGTACGTGCTCCGCGAGCGCTGGCCATGGGCGGCAGCGCCGCGCGCTTGTGCCTGGAGGTCGCGGATCGCCGCCGACGCTTCATCACGCTTCACCGTACCACTGGCGAGCGCCGCCGCATAGTAGGCGCGCAGCGTCTCAGCCGCTTGGATGCGCGGCAGGGCGGCGGCGAACTGCTCCAGGACTTTGAAGGGCAGGCGCGTCCAGACCAGCGGGTCGGCGGCGCCATAGAACCGCTGCAGCGCGGGCACCAGCTCTGCGAAGTCTAGCCGTCCGCTACCGGCGCCGCCGTCAACTGGGGCAAGTTGACTGCCTCCACCGCCGCTTGGAAGTCCGCTAAAAAAGCGGACATGACGCGCACGCAGTCCAAGAACGGAATCTGCGCCTCAAAGCCGTCCGCCATCGTCGGCAGAGCGAGCCGCACCATCTCGCGGACGGCCTCGTCCTGGCGCGCAGCGCGCGCAATCGCGCTGCCGCCCTCGTCGTTGTACTTGGCGACGATCGCCTCCACCTTGGCGATGAGGACGGGGTCGAGGCTATCGGCCGTGAGCATGCGATGCTCGCCGTCGGGCAGCACCACCGGCCTGCCTGCCGGGCGCTTGCCGAGGTCAGACAGGTCGATGATGCGGTCGTCGCGCTTCGCTGCCATGTGCTCGCTCCGCTCTGCGCTAGAGCGCGACGGCGTCCTGGACGCGATACACGCCGTAGGCTTCGAGCGTCGCGTCATAGACGGGTTTGATGAGCGCTCCGATCATCGCGTCGCCGCTCTTGGCGAGCGTCGGCGCTTCGTTGAGCTTCACGCGCGCCTTCGGGAAGTACTGGTGGGAGACCATCGCCTCGTCATAGGCGGAGGGGCCGACGGCGAGCACGGCATAGAACTTGACGTTGAAGCCATAGCCGAGCTTCAGCTCGTGATAGCCGCCCGTGCCGCTGCCCGCGGCCTGCATGGTGACGTTCACGCCGTTCTGCACGCGAGCGAACGTCTCGGGGGTCATGTCCACGAGCGCGACGGTGTACTCCAGCGCGACGCGCGTGATGTGCAGGTCTTTCACCATCGGAGAGTCGAGCGTGGTCGTCTCCTCCTCCTCGTCGGTGAACGTCATCACCAGCCCGTCGTCCGATATGCTCGCGCCGAGCTTCGCCCACGCAGCGGGCGGGTCGTTGCTAATCTCCGGCTGCGCCGTCCCCGTGTCCGCAACGTAGACGGTTACCGGGCCTCGGATGATCTCAGCAGGCATGCTGCACCTCGCATTCCTCTAGTCATAGGTTGCGTTCACGACGTACACGCCGAGCGTGTACGGCCAATCTGCATCGGTGTCGCGGCCGGGCAGCGGCCCTCCGCCGACCTCTGCCACCTGGAGGGTGATATCGTCGTGGCGCTCGCGCCTCAGGTCTTTCATGGCGCGGTAGACCGCGCCGTGCAGGACGTCGGCCTGATAGGGCGTCTCGCCGTAGCAGCGGATATCCATGCGGTTGCCCGTCTCGCGCACATCGGAGCGGTCGCCAACGGTGCCGCCGATGCCGGACGCCATGACCACGATGGTCTTGCGCGGAAGCTCGGCCGCGGCGCTGCGGGGCAACTCGCTTCCGTAGACGCGCTCTGCGGCGAGTCCGCTAACGCGTCCGTCAGCGCGAAGATATGCCACGACAGCTCCGGTGACATTCATCCGACCCGCTCGCTAATGGCCTTCGGCAGGTCGGGGTAGTGCTCGTCCGCCGCCTTGCGCAGGCTGCCCCGATTCCCCTTGTTCCGCCACGTCTCCACCCGCTTGAATCCCGCCTGAGAAGCCCTGCCCTGGCTGAACCCTTTCAGGTAGCCGTGGTCGCCCGTCTCCACCGCCAACGCATAGAAGATGTCCGTGCTGCCCCAGATGCCGGCAATCACGTCGCCGTCCTGCCGTGCGGGCTCCACCACCTTGATGCTGCCTTGCAGGGCTGCCGTCGCAACAGGAACATCAGCCTTGGCCGACGGCACGCAGCGACTCATGATCTCATCGATGCCCTGCCGCGCCGCCTCGTTCGTGCGCTTCAGCACCTCGTCGCCCCTCCAGTCGATATCCCACTTCTCGGTCGGCATGGTCAATCGCGGATCGCGTTGAGCGAGAGATTGTCTTCATTCGTGATACCGCTGATCTGCACGGTCGTTCCGAACAGGTCAACGGAGAACGGGCCGATCTCGCGGCGCTGCGAAGTCGCCACCGTCACGGTGGGGTCGGCGACGGCGAGGCCGCTGACCGTCTTCGTGGTGACGAACGTGAGGACGCTCGCTGCGCCCGCGCCCTTGCTCACGAGCAGGCGCGTGCGGCCATCATTCGGGAACGTGTAGTCGTCGCCCGCCGTAAGGCTGCCCGTCGGCGCAAGGCGCACGCTCGGCGGCGTCCCCGTTTTGGTCTGGACCGTCAGTGGAACTGTCGCCATCGTGCCGTCCTCCTTCGAAGTTCGAAGTGCGCACGCGGATTATCGCCGCTGCGCTACGATTCGTCTATGCCTTCGAGCAGGGGTTTGATAGCCGCGCGTGCGTCCTCGCGGCTGGCATGGCCTGGCGGCGAGGACTGAAACACGGGCTTGCCGGTCTCCCTATCGACGATCTGCACCCACCACCGGTCGCGCTTGCCCGGCTTGGGGGGCTTCGCCACATACCGCTTCGGACGCTTGAACCACCCGAACATCGCCATACCTATCCCTCCTCGCGCTGCTTCTCCGCCTTCGGCTGCTCGTCGTCCTGCCCTCGCGTGCCGAGTACGCCTGCGGCGAACCCACCCACGAACGACAGGATGGCAGTGAGCGCCTCCCGTATCCCCGCGACATCGCCCTTCCAAAGCACGCCCAGCAGCGCCACATAGATGAGGCCGATGACCACCAGCACCAGCACGAAACGGCGGAACCCGATAGTCTGCATCATCACTTCACTCCGTTCATACGGTCGAGGCGCTT